CCTAGTAGGACAGTATAAAGGCCAGCCCTGTATTATGGACTTTAAGCAAACTAACAAGCCTAAGAAACTAGAGTATGTACAAAACTATTTCTTACAACTAGTAGCATACGCAGAAGCACACAATGAAATTTACGGCACTAACATTCGCGAAGGACATATCTTTATGTGTAGTCGCGGTGATGATGGCATGATACTAGGGATGATGGCATGATACTAGGTGGCGAAACATATCAACAGTTTGATGTGTGGCCACATGAATACGACGAATGGCGTACCGAATGGTATAACAGAGTCTACACATATTACGAGAAGTTCGCATAAATATGTGTAACAGGAGACGAACATGGCAGTAGTACAAATTAGTCGTATACAAGTAAGACGAGGCAAGAAAGGTGTAGACAATCTACCACAACTTGCTTCAGGAGAACTTGGTTGGGCAATCGACACACAAGAATTTTACTTGGTTGGGCAATCGACACACAAGAATTTTATGTAGGAAACGGTAGCGTTTCAGAAGGTGCACCAGCAGTTGGTAATACCAAAGTTCTTACAGAACACAGTAATATTTTTGCATTAGCAGGACAGTATACATATAGAGGTGACAGTGGAATAACTACTGGTCCAAGTTCAACTCAGCCAATACAAAGAAGTTTGCAAGCACGTTTAGATGACCATGTTTACGGTGCAGACTTTGGTATTAAAGGCGATGGTACTACAGACGATACAGTTGCACTACAAAGATCAATTGATCAGTTGTTTATTAATACAAACAAAGCAAACCCGTCGAGTAGAGTAGAACTTATCCTTGGCCCAGGTACATATGTATTAACTGCTACAATTAACTTACCACCTTACGCAACTATTATTGGCGCAGGTGCAGACAAAACAATTATTAATACAAGTGCCGCAGAAGCGTTTACATTTGTTAACGGCGACAGTACTCCTGGAACATACGCCGCAACATCAACAAACAGTTTCATTAACCAAGCCAAGCATATAACAATTAGTAGCATGACTATTAACCAAAGTGTAGCAGGCGTAATGTTTGATATGCATAGTGTAAGAGATAGTCACTTCAGCGAACTAAAAGTATCTGGAAGTTGGACATCAGGCGATGCACTAATAGCAAGTCAAAAAGCATTTAGTATTATAGGTGATAGTGCGGCTGTAATGAGTACAGGTAACACATTTGACAACGTTACTATTACAAAATATACATACGGAATTTACAGTGACTACAACATTAAAGATACCTTAGTTAGAAATGGAACATTTAACGAACTAGCATATGGTATCGTGTTTGGTGAAAATACTGTACTAGGACAACTAGGACAAGACGCAGGACCAACACAAACAAAAATTCAAAACAGTACATTTGATGAAATAGCACGTAATGCTATTTGGGTTAAAGAAGGTACTGCTAACGCAAGTGTTAGCAACACATATAATAGTGTTGGTAACGTTAATGGCACAGAAGCAAACAGTGCTTACTCGGTAATTAAATACGACAAGTCAGGTAATACAAGTGATGGGGACTTCTTCAAACGTTTTGAAGCATTATCATTTGAACAGCAGTATATTGTAAATCAAAAGTTTACTCCTGTTGTAGAAGGCAGTTGTCAGTTTGACATGAATGGAACAAGCGAACTAGAAGTTGTGTTCCAAGCAGTAGCAAACAGATACTTTAGACTACCGGGCGATTCAAATACAAACTACGAAATTGATTATGTTTATCATAGTACAGCATATGAAGCACACCGAAGCGGTATACTATATATCAGTGTTGATTATGATAACGATAACATAATTGTGAGGGACGAGTATAACTTTGCTGGTTCTTCAGGTCTTGTTAGTAACTTTGCACTAACTGCCGCTTTGGTAGATGAAAATTCAGATGCAACCAAAGACACAGTTGAAATCAAAGTAACTAATGCAACAGCAACCGACGCTGGAACGTTCAAGTTCCACGTGAGATCAAAACGGTAATAGTGTGAATGATTTAAATTTTGAACAAAGGCTTTCTAAATGGGCAACATTTAGAACCTCTTTAGAAGTCTCCGATGATCCATTGCGAGACGTAATTTACTACTATAAACAAATTCCAACGGTGAGTATTAATACAGATCCGTATACCCCAAGTACTTGGCCTTCCCCCTGGGAACTAGTTAACGAAAACATGTATTGCGACTTCTGTCGTGTACTAGGTATGTGTTATTCTTTACAGTTAACTGAACGTTTTTCAAGGGAGAAATTCGAGATACATATAGGTATAAACAAAGAAAATTCGGAACAATTTTATCTACTAGTGGTAGGAGATAGAGTGTTAGGATTTGATTCAACTAAGCATGTTCATGTAGATCAAGCATTTAAATATGTAGAACCGCAAGAGATCCACGCCATGCCACCCCTAAACTAAATACCACACGTATTGAAAAAAGATAAAAACGGAGAGACACAGATGACAAATGGTACCATGATTGTAAAAAGAAACGGTAGTAAAGAACACTTAAACATAGACAAAATCCACTTCGTAGTGCAAGAAGCATGTGAGGGATTAGCCGGAGTAAGCGTGAGTCAAATTGAAATGAACGCTAACTTACAATTTTACGATAATATGAGTACAGGAGAAATCCAAGAGATACTTATTAGAAGTGCTAATGATTTAATTTCGTTAGAAGTTCCAAACTATCAATACGCGGCGGCACGATTATTATCTTATAGTATTAACAAACAAGTGTTCGGCGAGTACAATGCTATTCCGTTTAGAGATATGATTCAAAAAAATATCGATCGTGGATTATATGATTCAGCAATCTTAGAAAGTTACACTGATGAAGAAATTGCTTCATTAGATAGTTACGTCAAACATAAACGTGATGAAAACTTTACCTATGCAGGACTACGTCAAGTCTCAGACAAGTATCTTGTACAGGATCGTTCAACTGGAGATATTTTTGAAACTCCGCAGTTTATGTATATGATGATTGCGGCAACGTTGTTTGCTAACTATCCTAAAGAAGATAGATTACATTATGTAAGGAGATACTACGATGCGACCTCACTTTTTAAAATTAATATCCCAACGCCAGTCATGGCCGGAGTTAGAACTCCTGTGCGACAGTTTGCTTCGTGTGTCCTTGTTGGCGACAGTTTGCTTCGTGTGTCCTTGTTGACAGCGATGACACCCTTGACAGTATCTTCGCTAGCGATATGTCGATTGGTAGATACACTGCACAAAGAGCGGGTATCGGAATCAATGCGGGACGCATCAGAGGCGTCAACTCACGCATCAGGGGCGGAGAAGTAGCACACACAGGTATTGTCCCGTTCCTAAAGAAGTTCGAATCAACAGTACGTTGTTGTACACAAAATGGTGTACGTGGCGGCAGTGCAACTACACACTTTCCTTTTTGGCATCAAGAGATTGAAGACATTCTTGTACTAAAGAACAACAAAGGTACTGAAGACAATCGTGTGCGTAAGTTAGATTATTCAATTCAACTTAACTTAACTATGTACGAAAGATTATTATCAGGCGGTGACATAACTTTGTTCTCGCCACATGATGTGCCGGGATTATATGAAGCATACTATGGTGATGCAGGAGAGTTTAAAGAGTTATATGAGAAATATGAACGTGCTACAAGCATTAAGAAAACTAAAGTATCAGCAATGGAGTTGTTTTCTGCGTTGATCAAAGAACGTGCAGAAACAGGACGCATTTATATTATGAATGTTGATCACTGTAATACACACAGTTCATTCAAAGACAAAGTATACATGAGTAACTTGTGTCAAGAGATTACATTACCAACTAAGCCACTTAACCATATTGATGACCAAGAAGGCGAAATTGCATTGTGTATCCTAAGTGCTATTAACGTAGGTACTATTAAAGGATTAGACGACCTAGAAGAACTATCAAGAGATTACATTACCAACTAAGCCACTTAACCATATTGATGACCAAGAAGGCGAAATTGCATTGTGTATCCTAAGTGCTATTAACGTAGGTACTATTAAAGGACTAGACGACCTAGAAGAACTATGTGAACTAGCAGTACGTGCATTAGAAGAAATTATTGATTATCAAAACTATCCAATCCTAGCCGCTGAAAAGTCAACTAAAGCAAGACGTAGTTTAGGTGTAGGTTATATTGGACTTGCACATTATCTTGCAAAACATAAAGTAATGTATTCAGAACAAGAAGCATGGCAAAAAGTACATGACTTATCAGAAGCGTTCCAGTATTACTTACTTAAAGCAAGTAACAAACTTGCACAAGAGCGTGGTGCATGTGATTACTTCCACCGTACTAAATATAGTGATGGCATCATGCCTATCGACACTTATAAGAAAGATGTTGATACTATTGTGGAGCACAAGTTAAATTATGATTGGGATAGTCTACGGGCATCTATCAAAGAACACGGTCTTAGGCACAGCACATTGTCCGCACAAATGCCTTCAGAGAGTTCGTCCGTTGTGTCGAACGCTACCAATGGAATCGAACCACCTAGAGGATACTTGTCCGTTAAGAAGTCCAAAAAAGGGCCTCTTAAGCAGATTGTTCCACAGTATACTACACTAAAGAACTACTACACATTACTATGGGATATGCCTAACAACACAGGTTATATTAATACAGTTGCAGTAATGCAAAAATTCTTTGATCAAGCAATTAGTGGCAACTGGTCATACAATCCTACGCACTTTCCAGATAATGAAGTGCCTATGAGTCAAATGATTAACGACTTGTTAACAACTTATAAGATGGGTTGGAAGACTAGTTACTATCAGAACACTTATGATTATAAGACTGATCCAAGTGAATTAACTTTTGATGAACCAGCACACAACGTAGGCTGGCACGATAATGTAAAAGAAGCACCAGTTGAACGTGTAGAATTTAACGGTACAGATGATGAATATGATGACTATTGTGATGCCTGTGCAATTTAAGGTTGACAACATCACCGATAGAGTGTATTATAGTATAGAAGAAGCAAGGAATTGAAATGGCAAAGACAGTATTTAATAAAGAAAAAGTAGACTTCACTAAACAGAACATGTTTTTTGGTGCAGATCAAAACACACAGCGTTATGATGTGTTTAAGTTTCCAGTGTTTGATAAATTGAATCAAACTATGCTTGGATACTTTTGGCGTCCTGAAGAAGTAAGTTTACAAAAAGACCGTGCTGACTTTGCACAGTTCCGTCCAGAGCAGAAGCATATCTTTACTGCTAACCTAAAGTATCAAACATTGCTAGACAGTGTTCAAGGACGCGGTCCGTGTTTGGCATTCTTGCCACACGTATCTATTCCAGAACTAGAAGGCTGTATTGTTACTTGGGACTTTTTTGAAACTATCCATAGTCGCAGTTATACACACATTATGAAGAATGTTTATTCAGATCCCGCAGTGGTGTTTGATACTATTCTTGATGATGAGAAGATTGTTGCAAGAGCAACTAGTGTAACAAAACATTATGATGAATTTACAGAAGCCGCTGACGCTTATAATCACAGAGGCGAAGGTTCTTTGTATGATGTTAAGCGTAAGTTATACATGGCAATGATGACTGTAAATATCTTAGAAGGTTTACGCTTCTATGTAAGTTTCGCATGTACATTTGGCTTTGGCGAACTAAAACTAATGGAAGGTTCTGCAAAGATTATTTCATTAATTGCTCGCGATGAAGCACAGCATCTAGCACTAAGCACACACGTATTGAAGTTGTGGGCACAAGGCAAAGACGATCCAGAGATGGCTAAGATTGCTAAAGAGTGTCAAGAGGATGTATATGAACTGTGGCGTGAATGCGTTGCAGAAGAAAAAGACTGGGCAGAATACTTGTTCAAAGACGGATCAATGATTGGGTTGAACACAACCCTACTACATCAATATGTAGAATACATTGCAAACCGTCGATTAAAGGCGCTGGGCTTAAATGCAATATTTGATGCACCAGTTAATACTAACCCACTACCTTGGACACAACATTGGTTAAGTTCGTCAGGTTTACAAGTAGCACCTCAAGAAACAGAGGTCGAGTCTTATATCATTGGCGGCATTAAACAAGACGTAGACAAGGAATCACTGAAAGGTTTTAGTCTATGATTGAAATTTACGGAAAGCCACAGTGTCCATTTTGTGATCAAGCAAAGGCTTTATGTGAAGCAAGAAACTTAGAGTATACATACAAGCAACTTGGTGTAGACTTTAATCGTGAGGAAGTTTTAGAATTGTTTCCAGGAGCAAGAACATTCCCACAAATTAAAGTACACGGAACATCAATTGGCGGCTTTGACAAGTTGCCTACATACCTAGAAGACACTAATTATAACGGAACAGGACACTCACTATAATGTTAATCGAAGCACCTTATAAGATAGGGGATACCGTATCTTTTAAACTAAGCAGTGGAGAAGAAATTGTCGGACGTCTCGAATCAGAGAACGACAAGTCTTATACACTTAACAAGCCAATGGTAATTATTGCACAACAACAAGGATTGGGATTAGCCCCGTTCATGTTTAGTGTTTCACCAGACGGCAAATTTAATTTGCAAGCACAATCAGTTAGTTGTATTGCAAAAACTGAAACTGAAATTGCCAAGCAGTACGTAAGTACTACCTCAGGCATTCAAATGATTTAACAACAATAACCAAAGGAGAAAATGATGACAAACCACGAAGAAATCGTACAAGCGTTTAATAACTATCTAACAGAAGCGGAAACTTTTGATACCAAAGGCGTAAAAGCCGCGGCAACAAGAGCACGTAAAGCATTAGGTGACTTAGGTAAATTAACCAAGACACGTAGAGCAGAAATTCAAGATAAAAAGAACGCAATGTAATGTGGGAGGTTTGGTGCAAAGCAATTGGCACTAAGGCCTACAACGACAATGCAAAAGCAGATCAGGTTGCAATAATACGCTCTTTATGGGTGTTACTACATATTGCAACCTGCCTTGCTATTATAACGAACGCAATAGCCAATCATGGCTTAGGACTTATAGGATTATAGTAAGTTGAAACCTAATACAAAATTTGATTTTAATGTTGCAGAACTAGAGATAGTTGAATCAGCAATGAAATACAGAATGGGTAGACTACTTGCTCGTAGTAAAACTGTTGTCAAAGAAAGTAGTAGAGTAAAGATTGATGCAGAGATAAAGCACATCTACACACTACTAGGAAAAATTCATAATCAAAAGAATTGGTATGTTCCTCCAAACGGAAAACCATACGTTTCAGGATAATACATGAAACGATTTTATTTAGGACAGTGCGAATATAAATGGAGTCATGCAAAACATCGTATGGAAGACATATGGGTAAGGCGTGAACTAGGTGATGAACTATTCTTACAGTGTAATCAACCAGGCTTTGAAATTGTATACACAAGATCAAATTCACAAACACTGCCCGGAGACATGTACTGTCGTTGTGATATCTATGTAGATGTAGAAGACTCAAAACAAGCAACTTTATTTGCTATACAATATAGTGAAAAAATGGTTGACAAAACCTATAATTGACTGTATAAATAAAGTATGACGTTGAAGCAATTCAAACGCTATACAGGACCCGGGGGCGGTACCCGGCGACTCCACCAAAAGTACATTCTGCTATGTGTATAACACTAAGCAACAGATCTGATAAACTGGGAATGTATTTTTGATGGGGTCGAAATAGGATCGACTGGTAGTTAATAGAGTTAGTGGAGTTATCCGGATCTAAGCACGGTTATCGCGAAGAAA